TAAAGCCTGGTATTGAGATCTATTTATTTTTTCTAAAGGAGAATCAACATTAGAACTATTTCTATAAGAACATTCTAAAATTTCTGTAGCTTGATTAACAAAGTTAGTTATTGCGGCTCCATCTGAGTGAGTGGCTGCAGTAGTCCCATTAACTCCACGAGTTACTCCTGTGAGCTCTAAACCACTAAATCCAGTGTAAGAAATGTTTTCAGATCCTACATTAATTGTTCCTGAATCAGGCATACGATCTTTTGAAGCAATTGTAATTCCTGCGGTTGCAGTTGTTGAAGTAATAGCTGCAGTTAAGGTAGACGTAACTCCATCAGAATTACCATCGGACGTTGCTCTAAAAATTTTATATTCGTTTTTATTTGTTTCTAAAGTAATATTGGTATTTGCTACTTCCCAAAAATGAAGACCTCTATTACCCCATTCTTGAAACATTATGTTTAGCGATCTTCGAGCAGTTTTTAGATTATAACCGCTCATGTCAAATTGACCGAGTCTATTATAAGACTCTTCAATTATCTCATCGATCGAAAACGTTTTGTCAAACGTTGTAGTGCCCGAAGTAGTGTTGGCCATTTAGACTCCTACGAGTTATCTCCGCCACTGTGAAATACAGTGATAGCTGTAATTTGTTCTGTAGTGAACGTAGAATTTAAATTAGTCTTAAATAAAATTGGTACAGGAAAATTAATTGTCATATCGTGAATATGAGCACCTTTATTTAATTTTACTTTTGACACTGTGCCATCTTTAAGATCCAAAACACCAGCTGCGTTTGGTCCTGATACATGTACACCATACACTCTAGTTCTACCAACTTGAAGAGTTTTAGTTTCTGTAGTTACGTTAGTTGCTACTCCATCAATAGCTGATCCATATGTTGTCATAATTTTTCTCCTAAAATTTACATGTGGGGCCGAAGCCCCACATTAATTATTTATTACGTATCGCTAAATGGTGTAACAATAGTTCCTGATCCTAAGATCAAAGTATTGTGTACCAAGTATTGAGCTGCTTCTAAAGCAGTAACAGTAATTACTGAACCTACGATTCCACCAGTTGTTGTTCCATTCATAGAAAGAACATCATTTGCTGCTGCAGGGAAGAAAGCTTTTTTAGCTCCATTATCCACTGCAATCATAGCTGCACCTGTAAACTTGTCAGTTCCGTCAGTTATGATTTGAACATCAGTTGCTAGTGTATCTATGTAAAACATAAATGTAGCACCAACGTTATTTAGGTTGTTGTAGTCAGTTGTTCCCGCAGTTGCGCCGTTTGCATTAGTGTTAATGCTTGGCAACTTATAAATACCATCTGCGTCTTGTGAAATTAAAATTCTTCCAGCATGGTCGTTGACGGTTAAAGCTAAACCGCTTGCACCTAAGCCAGTAGAATTAATTGCTTTTGTTGCTCCAGGGCCTGTAGTTATAAAGCCATTTTTAGAAATGACCGGTCCTGAAAAAGTTGTATTTGCCATATTATTATCCTCCTAGTTATTTGAATACCGTCTCTAGGCCGTCGACTATACGCGTCGATATTCAATTTATGTATAGTGTATTTTTTATATACTAGTTTTAAGTAGAGTGCAAGAGATCCTGTAGTGCGGAGTGAATTTTTCCAACGATGTAGCTTTTTATTAAGTAGCTACTGAAACTTCAGGAGCAGCGCCTTCTACAGCGTTTTGTCTATGGGCAATAGCTGCTTCTTCCAGCTTGATCTTTGTAATGACCTCTTTAACTTTGTCATCAATTCTGACCATCTCAAGAGTGTATCTGTTATTATCCAGATGCTCCTGTTCCCACTTCAACTCCAAGGACCTTTTTGCTTTGTATAGGTCTTGTATCATTTATAACCTCTTCAAAAGTTATTCTATTAATCCTAGAATCATAATTGTTTCCAAGATCTTCCCATTTTATACTATTTTCTCCTAGCTTGTCAAGTATAGCTAGTTCTACAGCTTTTGCATTATCTTCAGCTAATATTTCAAACTTAGCATGATGATTGTACGCAAAAATATTAATGAGAAGTTGTTTCATAGGTTTATCTTTCTTATTTCTTAAATGAGGCGGGATTGTGTCCCGCCTCAAAATTATCTATTAACTGATTCCAGGAGAACCGAAAATTCCTCTAAAGTCAGAAACACCAAATTGGTATCTTTCTCTAGCTTTGAATCTTAAGTTTCCAGTATCGAAGTCACCTTCCATAGCTGTTTTGATTGGTGTTCTAACGAAATGTTTCATTCCGTTTGGAACATCAGTGATAAGGAAGAACGCATTAGGATCAGTTAAGAAATTGTTCACTCTGTAACCTTGAGGAACCATTCCCATTGATCTGATTGCGTTGATATCATTATCAGCAGTTTGAACTCTGCCTTCTGATTTCATCAATCTTTCAGCTTGAAATTGTAGCGCAGAAGGAACAATCATTTTTGTTGCTTTCGCTGCAATTTTTAAACCTCTTTCATCAGTAAACGCTGCAATGTCAATAAGAGATTGCTCTAATGAAGTTTCGTTTAGGTCAGCTGCTGTAGCTAAAGTGTTTGACGTAGTACCAGCAATTGTTGGGTGAGCTGTGCTAAATAAATTAACACCATCCCCAGAAGTGAAACCACCTCCGAAACCATTAACCAAAGGGTTAACAGATTTAACTTGCTTAGTATTAGCCATACTTCTAGCTAACGCTTTTGTATATCTGCTTGACAGTCTGTCATACAGGTTATCTTCCACCGCTTCCTCAGTAATAGCGAAGGCAAGAGCCACAGTTTCCATAGTGTATCTTGCAGTGTAAGTTTCTTGAGCATTGTCAAAAACTACACCTGAACCTTCAGGTTTTACTTGAGCATTAGCGAATCCAGATAACATAACTTCCTCTTCGAAAGCTCTGTCTGAAGTTTCTGTCGCGTAGATCTCAGCATGTTGGTTTTCGTATCTTTTGTATTCCAAGCCGAACAGTGCGTTCAAACCTGGCTCTAGTTCTTTAACTAGTTGTCCTCGTGATATAGCCATAATTTAATCTCCTATTCTGCTATTATACGCCAGCTTGAGTTTTCAAGAAGTGCTCATTGATCATTACAACAAAGTTTACGTGCGATGCACCTAAGTCATTGTTCTTAATATCTTTTGAAACACCAACCACTCTTAGTTGTCCAGCAGTTGAACTCAAAGTAGAGTCATCTAGCTCGACACCTGAAAGGTGATCGTGTGTACTTCCTGCTGCATAAGTGATGTCATAGTTCATAAAAACATCAGTTTGTGCAGAAGCTGTCGTGTTGTCTGATTGAATCTCAAATCTCTCGTAAGGATCTGAAGATACAAAGCCTACGATATCTGTAGCAGTATTACCTGCTAATAGATGGTTCGCAAACGTTGGTTTACTTGTATTCGCGTCAGTAAAGAAAACTCCGTTTAGAGCTCCTAGTAAAGAATTACCTGCCGCTGCTACTCCGATAGTTCCAGTGTTTAATGCTTTTACTGGATCTTGACCGAATATAGCGCCTGCTGATGCTGCAATACTAAATTCTGCTAAACCTTGGTTATCTCTATTTTGACCGATTTTTCCAATTGCTCTTAAGCCGAAAGGACTATCTTGGTTTGCCATAGTTTTTCTCCATTGTTTAATTTAAATGATGAACTAGAAATTGTTAAAAAACTTATTTCTTCGTACCACCAAAAGTTACACGAGTATTTCTATCAACACTGATAGGCATACTTGGATGCTCTTCCTTTAGTAGATCGTTATCAAAGGCATTTTCATTATCCTGCGCTTGTTTACGATAGTAATCAGCGTATTGTTTTGCGATCTCTACAGATACTCTAGCGAGCACTAGGCCACCTTGACCGATCACTCCCTTGTACTTACCGTCTTGTACTACAGCATAGTCTGTTTCATTGTATTCATCCGCTCTTACTAGTTCAAAGCCAGATCTTATTCTGCTTTGCACATTTTTAGAATCGTCGAATCCCATTGACTCAGCTCTAAGCCATCTGTGTACAAATCCTGCCGGTGCAGGGGGTGCATCTAATAAAGATGGTGGAGCCCAGACTTTTGGTCGAGATGTTTTTTCTCTAGTCTGACTCGCACGTGAAGTTTTTTTATCGTCTATATTTTCCATGCTTATACTCCTTCCGTGATTTTTAATTGTTCCGCATAGTCTTTAAGTGGCACACCTAATTTTTTAGCAATTGCTACCTGTGAGGGTGTGAGTTTCACAACTTTGCGACCAGAAGACCTGTTAGCTCGCGTAGCCGAAGCTACAGTTTGAGTAGGTCTAGTCGATTCCTGAGTAACATTAGTATCAAACTTGTGCGGAAATTCAAGTCTTATTCTTCTATCTACCTCTGAATAATATTCTTCAGCTTCGGTATTAGGATCATATCCTTCAATTTCAGTCAACTGTCTGTGTATTACTTTTGCTCCCTCAGTCATTATAGGGTCTTTGTTGAACCAATCGTTTTTTCTAGCCCAATCTCTTGCTCTAGAATCAACTTGTCTTGGTACATCCACTTCTTGTTGTTGAGGTTGTTGAGGTACTGGAGTTTCAACTTTCTGTTCAGCTTGTCTAGCTTTTAAATCCGCAAGTCTTGCTTCTTCATAACCTAGTCTTGAAATTTCTGCACTTGCAGCAACTTCAGCTTTAAGATCGCTTTCTTCTCTAGCTTTTGCAAGTTTTGCAACAGCCGCTTCCATACCTGATTTAATTCTATTCTCTTTTTCAGACACAAATCCTGTATCTAGTCTTGAGAGTCTAGAACTTAACGCTTCTTTTTCAGCTAAAACACTTTTTGCATAAATTGTAGCTGCTTCTTCTCTTCGCTCCGACTCACGCATTTTTTTAGTTAGTTTAGCTATTCTTCTTTTTACTCCTTCAGAGTATTCTTCTAATTCTTTCTTTTTTTCTGTATTCTCTTCGCTAGCTTGAACATCAGTTGGCTCATTAGATTTCGCATTTGCGTCATCGGCGATACCACCGTCTTCAAGTTTTGTTTCACGTTCGTTTTCATATGACTTATCCGTTCCTGGTGTTTTTTCTTCGACAATAGTTTCTTCAATTAATTCTTCCTTAACTGAATCTAACTCTACTTCGGCACCTGGTCCGGAGGTATCTATGTTAACTGGTTTGTCTGTGTCTTGCATAGTGTTCTCCTATGGTTAAAATGTATGAAGTATATCTTCGGGTTTATCGATGGTTGCTAAAACTTCATCATCATTTAGCAATCTTACTTCCCCACCATCTATAGGTAATCTTGAACCCGCAT